CGTGGTGTAACTCGGTGCAGCAGTCGTAGCAATCGCGGGCATGACTTCTATAAGGTCGGCTGTTGGGGCCGCGTTGTTATTTGTAAGCGTTCCACGAACACGTTGGCGTCCGGTCAAGTCAACAGATTCGAGTACTTGGTTTCCTTCTGTCCATGCAGGCGAAGCAGCGTTTGCAAGAGCGGGCAATACTCCAAGTTGAGTTGTTGGCGCTGCATTATTATTCGTCTTGGTGCCGATAACTCGACGGTTTCCAGAAAGATCGACTGACCCGAGAACTAAATCTCCTTCGGTATATGTCGGAGCAACAGCGTTAGCTAGTTCAGTCAGACACATCTGACCTGTAGCATCGGGCGCTTGAGTATTGTGCGCGATTGTACCACGAACGCGCTGTCTGCCGGACAGGTCAACTGAAAGCGGAACTTGAAAGCCTTCTGTCCAGGCTTGAGTAGCAGCATTCGCTTGCGCGGGCAGGGTACCTATATTCGTTGCGCCCGGAACGGCGGTGTTGACGGATTTGTTGCCAACAAACGTGAACGGTCCCGCCGCGTTCGTAATATTGACATTCAGCGAACTGCCCGTTGCAGTGATGCCTGTCGTGCCTGCAAAGATGGATGAATTTACACCAGGTACGTTGGCGGCCGCAGGAGCAGTTCCAAATGCGGTAACGGCTGTTGCTCCAAGAACAACACCCGCGACTTGAGTCAAATTTTCAGCGGTAGTACCTGTTGTAGAATCAACTACAACATGCAAGTTGGTTCCCGTAGGCTGCACAACTGTTACGTTCCCGGTGATCGTTGTGCTCGCCAATGTCACAGGGACCGTATTGGTTATGTTTGCGTTCAGCGATGTACCTGTTGCGGTGATTCCGGTCGTGCCCGCAAAGATAGAAGCATTGACGCCTGGGACGGCGGTTGCGGCGGGGGCAGTGCCGAAATTGGTAACCGCTGTCGCGCCCAATGTGACCCCGGCCACCTGAATCAAATTTTCCGCGACAGTTCCCGTAATTGTTGTTGATGCCAAAGAAACAATCCAAGGTGAGGTGCCTTGCAGTGCCGTGATGGTCCCCGAAACAGGCTGCACAGTCGTACCAGTTGGATCGATGCGGACAGGATTAGATGCGCTCGCGCCGACAAGATTTCCACCTGCGTCTCGGACACCTATGAAAGTAGCATCGGGCGGAACGGGCGACCCAGTTGGTCCGACCGACAGGTTATTGGCCAGGATAGTTCCGCTAACTGGGATAGGATTGCCGGGACCGAAGGCGGTGAAAACTCCCGCAACAATATCCCCAATTTGGGTCGAACTGGTGGGTCCTGGTCCGCCGTTCAAACCTACGGACGCATTAGACCCGCCCCCGCCGCCCCCAGTACCGCTACCGCCCTGTCCGATTATAATTGCTGATGGCATCTCAAATTCCTACTTTTTAGCATTCTTGCCTGGCCGTGCGAGCCCCGCCTTTGAGAGGGCAATGGCGATCATTTGCTTGCGCTGGCCCTTCGCGGACTTGCTGGTATCGACTGTGCTAGGTTTGTTGTGAAACACCTCTCTGAACGCCGATTCCTTACTCATCAATTTTGCCATGGCGTGTCCTCGCGGTACCATTCTAAATAATCCAGCGCTTTTGGAAGCAGACCAGGATTCATTTCCAAAAAACCCAAAAGAGTATTGCAGCGAGGGTGAACCAAATCTCGGGATTCCTGCGTTGTGTGGTTGTGGTCCCAATACGCTTTTCTAAAATCGGCATCTAGCGGTTCATGGCACACACCACACAATCCATGCTGTTCTTGATATCTCTGTTCCTTCAATCGAAATGCCCCAGGACAAGATCGCAAATGCCCATTCTTTGCCCGAAACTCAGTTTTACTTGTTCGCGTCAATCGCAACTGATGGCATATCTCGCGATGAAGGCATCCGCAACTTCGTGTCAAACCGTGCCGAAGAGATGTAACCGCCACGCTCGCCACATCGCCACAATCACAATTACAAATCCACGTATGCGGTTTCCCCAACACAGGGGCACCCAAATCCCCAACAGCCAGAAGTCTCCCGAATCGTTGCCCCGTAATATCAAAAGTGGCTGGCATCTTCGTCCTTTTTGCCCATGCGCTTCACATACTCGCAGCAATCCTCGGCGGCTACTGAAACACGCCCATCCGCGAGTCGAGGCTGCTTAGAGATAGCCTTCATGGTTTCTTGGTTGCATGCCCCCTCTGCGGCATCAAAATAGAGACAGTTCTCGCACTCAAATTCCCCAAGAGTGCCTGCTTTTTCAAATCCTGTTCCCATCTCACCCTGAATGGCAAACACATCCGGGCGCATAAGATCAACAGGTTCCCCCAGCCGGTCTGACCGAGATTGTCCGAGAGCCCCAAGTCCGGGAATAGTAAACGGGTCCATACTTGTAATTGAAAAGTCTTAAAAGAAGTCGGCCATCTTTTCGAACTCCGATTTTTCTGGCGGCTCGGGGGGCTTCGCGGATTGTTTCTTTTTGGCCTTGCGCGCGGCGCGCGTCGCTTCGAGCACAGCGGGCGGAATCGTACCTTGAGGAAAGTTGTTCATGCCCGGCAGTCGTGTGGTATATCCGAGGATATCGCCCTTCAACTTCAGCGCCTGTAACTGAGGCACTGTCAACTTTTTGTTATGGATCGCTCGGTCAACCTGCACCAGAAATTCTTCAATCGGTTCCGTATTGAAGTGCCGATTCAAGACCGCGATGACGCGAATATTCTGCATCAACGAGTACGACATGATGCGCGCCACTTCCGCCGACTTGCACACGTAAGCAGTCTGGGTGGCAGTAACTGGATCGTAGTTTCCATCCAGCAGTCCGCCCGCACAGTATGTCGCCACAAATAATCGCTGTTTTGGAGTCAGTCGTTGAAACTCCTGCGTAAGCTGCAGGTCTTCGACCAACATTTTTTTCCGCTGTTCAGTGCCCATTTCAGTCCGTCTTTCGCACGTAGGCTTCAATCTGTCCTTCCACGATAATTCTAAACTCAACCCCATCAAGCACCACAGTCTTCCCTGCGTACGGCCCGTAGCATACTAGGTCCGTGGGTTTGGTATTCAATGCCAGCGGACCCGCAAACACCACGATACCAAACGCCATCTCTTGCTGCCGCACATTGTCGGGCATAGCAATGCCGTCGAGAGTTGTCTCGCGCGGGTTATCCACAACAAGTAAATGGTCTCCTGCTGGGTCCAGAAATGTTTTAGACATGACGTGACTCCCGGTACTTCTGCATAGTTTGGAATGTTGCTCCTACAATACCCACTTCGGTTAGAGATTTTATGACCTCGCATGGAATCGGAAGAAGCGATTCGAGTCTCAGCATATGCGTAGACACTATCGCATCATATGGTAATCCTAACTCTACGAAATACACGAAATACAGCTTTCCTGATTCAGTGTTCATGATGTTCTCTCCGTGAATTTTTCAGATACGGTAGCTCCCATCGTTAAGATGCTGCACGAAACGGCGGAAGCATTGCGAAGGGATTCGATCACAACTTTCACGGGATCGATGATCCCGGATTCAACAAGATTTTCGAAATCGTCGGTCAGCGCGTTGTACCCCAGGTCGGGTGTCGCCATCAACTGAGAAATCATCAGGTCGCCGTTGACGCCTGCGTTTTCCGCGATCTGTTTCGCGACTGCCCGACAAGCCGTGTGAACAACGACAAGCCCCGCCTGCTCTGCATCCCCCAGGTTCAAAACTGCCAACACCGTTGAGGCTTGAAGTAGCGCGGTGCCGCCGCCCGCCACAATGCCGGATTCAACCGCCGCTTTCGCTGCAGACATCGCATCGACCACGCGGTCCTTCTTTTCTTCCATCTCGGTGACGGTCACACCGCCGACTTTGATAATCGTGATCCCACCCAGCAACGCCGCCAGCCGCTGGCGCAGCGGACTCCGTTCGGCGGGCGACGCAGTCTCAATGCAGGTCTGAATGTGCGCCACACGTCCTGCAAGTTCGGCCTGGTTCCCTCGACCATCAAGAATCTGAGTCTTCGACATGGTAGTGACAACCTTGCGCGCGCTCCCAAGTTCGACAAGTTTCACATTCTCAATCTTCATGCCCAAGTCTTCTGTGTATGCCTTGCCGCCGGTCAGCGCAGCAATGTCGCGCATCACTTCCTTCTTGCGCTCCCCGTACGCTTCCATGCGGACAGCGATCAGCGGCAGCTTAAGGCTCACTTTATTTTTGATGATGCACGAGAGTGCTTCGGCTTCATATCCGCCCGCGATAATAATCAGCGCGGTGCCCATCTCATTCACTTGCTTCAGGAGCGGGACGACAGAATGCGCGGTGGCGATAATGCCCTCCCACAAAAGAATTCGACAATTAAGTAGCTCGGCCTTCATCTCTTCGGGATGCGTAATGAACGCTGGGTGGATCAAATTCGATTTCTCCAGTTCGAGTCCGGCCACAGATTCTAAATATGTGACGGCAGTTGAGGAAGGTTCGGCGGTGACGATTCCGGTCTTGCCCGCCTTCTGAACGGCGTCTGCAACAAGACGCCCAATCTCCGTGTCGCCATGAGCCGACACCGTAGCAACTTGATAAACTTTTGTATCGGTAACATCCACCGCCATCGCCTGCAGGCGCGCGATGACTGCATCGGTAGCCTTATGAATCCCGCGCTCCATTGCCATCGGATTGGCACCAGCCGCGATCAAATCAAAGCCAGTATGAATCATGGCTCTGGCTAAAACAGCAGTGCATGTCGTACCATCACCAACAACATTGTCAGTTTTTTGGCAGGCTTCGCGAACAAGATCGGCTCCCATTTGTTCTGTTGGATCGGACGGGTCTACATAATTTGCGACCGTGACCCCGTCCCGAGTGCATTTGGGAGATTGCCCTAGAGCCCGCTGCCCTAAAATACAGTTACGCCCGCGAGGCCCCTCTGTGAGAGCCACCGCGTCCACGAGAAAATCTATCCCCGCAAGAAGAGCCGTTTGGGCAGGCTTGCCATACATGGTCGTTTTAGACATCCGCGCGCTCCATCATCACTTTCTTTTTCATCTGATGATTTCCACAAAGCGTTTGAAATCCTTTTGGAAATCCATCTCGCCGCAATCGACGATATAGCTTTGTGCCGCAGCCGCATTGATTCAATTTACGATCAACAGCGCCGTTATCGAGCACATGATCGAGGGTGAGCATATCCACGTCGATAATATTGCAGTCTGGCCATGAACATCGCAGTTCGCCACTAGGACCATAACAAGATAAAACAAGAAGTTTCACATTAAGCCGCTCACGAAAAGCGATATCTTTGCGATTTCGTATCCATCCGGGATCAATTTTCTTCCGTGCATATGTGGTTTTGTCATGAAGACGTGCAGCGTCCAAATGACGGTGCCGATAATCTCGACGCCGAGCCGTCTCTGTCTCTTTGGTTCGAAGTTTACTCATACCTCAGTATACCATCCGAACACCGCAATGTCTATTTAGTTCAGGTCTGAGACGCGCAAAGCCGCCAGATCGATATTGTCGGCGGGCTCTTCGCGCATTTTCGGCAGAGCGAGTTTAATCGCCGCAGCCGGGGTGCACGCCAAAGAGCAGGCTTGCACCATGATTTTCACAAAGCGCCCCTCAACAAACACTTCGCGAATGATGGTGTACCACTCCTGCATTTCTATGATCGTGGCTTCCTGTAGACCGATCATCTCCCATTCCACTACGCTTCCGCAGCCGTCGCAGGTGCGCTTGAGTTTCTGACTGACTATTTCTTGTGACATGATTTTATCATCTCCTGTAGTCCCTGAAGGACAAGTAACCATCCATTGCGAAATCGAAACCATCGATCTACTGGAGCCTTCGGCGGATCGACCGTGCGTGGAAACCATTCCTGATCTTTTGTACGCGCCACTTCCCGACCCATGTCGGTCAAATAAACAATTACCACATTCTGACCGCGTCGGGGCAATCCTAGATCGTGGAAGATAAACTGCACATATTTTGCACGAAGATACGCCCCCTCGGGTCCGAATTCCACAAGATCATATCCTGCAGGCGGTGTCCACGACTGATTCATGTCATACAAGATCATCATGGCACGGCCACCACCTCAATATAGATTGAAGGATTATCCTTGGCCGTGCTCACCAAGAAGTACCCCTCTTCGTTCACACCGATGAACACGGGCACATCGTAGTACAACTCGTCGGACAGTTGCAGACCAGCTAGTCCAGTATCAAACGTGTAGCCAGCCTGAGTAAACATACCGTCAGCAGCAAGAACAGCAAGCTGAAAAGGATGCTCCTCACCAAAAAGTTTGACAAACTCTTCAGGAGGAATAGAAAGAGCAGCACTTTTGGATGCACCTGGGTGCGGCTGATTGGGTCCCGCCAGAAATTTTGCGAACAGCGAAATGGGCTCCACAGCAAAGCCGACTTGATCGTCGAACTGGTATACCGCTAGGCCAACTATCTTATGTGTCTTTGCGGAAAAGACGGCGGACCCTGACGCACCTGGCGCAGCGTCTTCCTGCACAAGGAAGCGACCGAGACAGCCTTCATCTGGACAGTTCGGAGATTTCCCAAGACGCATAGAAGAAACCCGACCCACACTCAATTGCTTTCCAAGCGCGGCTGAAAAATTTGGATTGAGTGTGCGGTCGCCGATATGCAAATCACTCTCGGTTCCTAGCTCAAACACTGGATACTTCTTTGTCGTTTTCAGTTCAAAAATAGAGAAGTCAAGCGCGCCCCCAAAATACGCCTTGATCAAAGTGACTGGCGTTAGCGGCCCGCCAACCTCGTCCGCAACAAAGAACTGCACACCATCAGGAATCGCCTGAACGCAATGCCCGGCACTGAGTAGCTGGTACCCACCCTTGATTTTCTCAATAGGCGTGGTCGTGCAAATCATGCGCGCGGGTCTTTGACCCAGCGATCCATACAGTGCCATCGTGCCCGCCCACAACTTACCCGAAAAGCCTTTGGGCGGTTTGATGATCTGGCTTCGCGCAGGGAAAGCCCCGAACAAAGCAAAAAACAATAAAGCGAGAATCAAAATGCGTTTCATTGTGGTACTCCTAAAGATTTCTGTGTCTGTCGCTCATGGTAATCTTGACTGGCACTCCGCACAACCAACAACGCTTGAATCGCCCCGGCAAACAAAGCGAAAGATGATAAGTCACGCCCCAACACAAGCCAACCATAACACCCTACTGCCGAAAAAGCGAGAGCAAAAAAAGTACAACGACCTTGGAATACCCCAAAGAGAGCCGACGCCACATCTCCTGAGATTAGAACCTGCGCCCACTGTTTAATTTCCCGAAGCATCGTGGTCTCCCGTACGAATCTCGATTGCGTTATCTTGCCCGCGAACACAAATTCCAAAGTACTCAGCCTCCCAGGGCTTTGCTTCTTTACCCGGCAGAGTATACAATGTGCGAATCGGCGTCTCGTCAATCCGAACATCCGCACAATGCCAAATTACTTTCTCGCTGTCTTTGTTGGCGCACTGTTCGATCTCCCAGAGCCGCGCCGCGATCACCGCATGCGTGATCGGGTTATATGCTTTCGGGTTCAAGCGCACAAGGTATTTCATCGCGTCAATTAATCTCCGACCGACCTTTCGCACAAGACCGACAGACCCAGTTGTTACCTGGGGGTCCGCCTGGACGCTCATAAAACCCAAGCACCATTTGCTCGGAATGCTTTAAACATGTTGGCGGGAGCCCGGATGTAATCTTCGGTAGCGATGTCTCCAACAGTTTCTGATTTTCCGACCGACAGAAAATACACGTACAGGGATTAGGATTAGTGCCTGCCTGTCCATAGTACTGAACGTGTCCCGCCTGTTGTAACTCATCTTGAGACGGCTCGCGCTTCCGCGTCTTCGCGGCCCGCTGCAGGTCATTCAAAATCGCCGCGTTCAGTTTCTTCTGCGCCCAGGTGATCGCGAACTTTAACAGCAACTGCTCATCGGTCGCATACGCCGGGTCGTCAGACTCGCGTTCAATATTCCAGCCGTCAACCTTAACAGGCCCCTCGGTTAAAATTACCGTGCCGTACTTATGAATTTTCATTGACCGCCGCTCCTCACCTGTTTGATTCGACGGACAAGATTGGGAAACGTGTCAGCCCAGACCGATGTCCAGCCGAAGTATCCGTTCAGCGCCGCCTTCAAAATCCCTGCGCGTTCGATCACCGCGTACGACACGCCGCTCACTGGCACAAACAATTTTGGTTTGCGCATTGTCGATTCCTCCGGCCTTCGGCCCATATCCATTGTTCGAGTGCATCTACCAAAATTTGTTTCTCGTAATATAGGTAGAGACCATTCAATTCAAATGACTCTAGCGTCGGCACACCGTCCGACGCGCCGCTCGTAAAACTTAGATTCCCGAACCAGTGAATTGTGCTCGCCATAATCGCGCCAGTTATCGCGCCAGAATTTTCTCGATCCCAGGAATCCGGTTGGGTGTAAAAATCACGCAGCCTTCTGTCATCAGGGGTGTGGTGATCCATTGGGTCGGGGACCCCGGAAACATTACGACTTGGCGTCCGTGAGCGAGTACACAGGCGGCGTCATGCGACGCTTTTGAAATGGTCTTTGGATGAACGTATGCGAAAGGGGTTCTTCCAGCATAGCAGTGATTTTCGACCATATCCATCATCGGCGCTTGACTGAGCAGGAACTTGATCTGCTCTTTCTCGGCCTGAATAATATCAATGACCTTGCCAAAATCGGACGGCATACGACCCAACGCGTCGTAACTGGCAGGATCAAGAAACCTGGCGATGTGCTCCCAAATGCTCACGATGCATGCTCCCGAGAACTCCGTCAGGAATCCCCGTATACTTGGGAATGAGAAGTCTAAAACCGTAACCGTCGTTCAGTACATGGTCACGGGGTTGTCAAGGTTTTTTTCGGGTATTTTTACTCCCGACGATGCTGCAAACACTTTCCCGAGAGCATACTCTCACAATCGGGACAGACCGTTGAACCGGCCCCAGCCAACTGAATTTTGGCATCCACCGTCAACTTCGTAAGATACGGCTGCACCTTGAACCCTCGATAGGAGCCATCGTCGTTCGATTGCCTGATTCGCGAACTCAGTGCCTCAAGGAACTCGGCCTCGGTATCGCACACCAGGTCAACTTCAATCGTGTGATCGGTGTGCTCCATATACCCATGACCTGAATGCTGTTTCGACACGGCGTCGGCTTCATGATGCGTGGCCTTATTCTTAAGAATGAGCCAGCACTCTGTTTTCGGAACGTCATTCAAAAATTGAACACCTTTCATAGACCCCTCCCATAAATACTATCGAATCGATCTCGGGCAAGATGATGCCGCCAGTGCTTGCGAAGAATCGGCCAGAAGATTCCGATGACTAGGCCGTCGAACACAATCATTTCCAGGAAGCCCACAAGCAATTCAAACTCCCAGTGGGCGCGGTCGCGCAGCAGGCTGCTGAAGGTCTCAGTCATTGCCGTATTTGCCACTCAATCGTTTGCTCATGTATGCCACGCCCTCATTGAAGCCCCGAGCGTATGCGTCGACGCGAACCCGAGCGATTTCTCGGCGGATGAACGAAATGGCGTCTACCTTCGCCCCCCAGTCGCTCATGCGATACATCATGGACCGCAACTTCACCCAGAATCGCCGATTAACTTTTGCGCGCGGGCTCATGACAAATTTCCTCCCGACGGCGGGTGGCAGAGAGAGCAGCTACAGGTTCGTATGGGCTGGTTCCAGACGGACGCAGCCTTGCGCTCGTTCATGACCGCAAGTTGGTACGCGATTTCCTGGAGCCATTCCGCCGCTGCATACATCGGATTTGAATCCGGCAGTTGGGCGGATTCATCTTTGATTTCTTCGGATGTCATCAGTCCCCCTCATGAACTCGGCGCGGCGCACGCTGCGGCAGTGGAATTGGAATCGGGTGTCCGTACAGCAGTTCGAAAGCCTCGGGATAGGTGGCCGCCTTCACGCCGTTGCAGTTTGTGCCCTGGCGGTACCACTCCCCCGTCTCTTCGTTGAAGACCGCGTGCTCTATTGGCATGACGCCTCCCTAGATAGTGTTCGACGCATCCTGCAAAATTTCAAAGGCGCGTTCATAGCCTTCAATTCTCTTGTCGATCTCGTCGATAAGTCCGCGAGCCTGGAGCAACGTCGTGCGAAGATCGTCGCGACGTTTGTATTCCACGACCAACGCCTTCGATATTAGGTTAAGTGAGTCATTCAACTTGCTTCCGGTCCTCGGCATTGCAGCACCTCCAAATTAAAAATCGTCGTCATCATGCTCAGCCCACCACGAGAAAAACACGAACAGCATGACCGCAACGTTTACGCAAACCAGCATCCTCCATGTGAACTCGTCCACGACTATGCCACCCCTGTAACCAGCCGCTGCAGTTGTTCGACGGTCTTGATTCGCATCGGATACGCGCCGGGCATCTTCACATAGAAGTGAGCGCCCTGACCCGCAAGAAACCAACTGTCCTTCTGCTCCACCCATTGTCGTTCGACTGTGGGGTCCAGAACCCGAATCGTCCAGCCACCGTCCCGAAACCGCTTGAACAGGTCGGCGCGCTCGGCCAGTATGGCTGCGTTCTTGTCCGCGATCCGTTTATCCATTGCCGCTTGCGACCACTGTGCCATGACGGTCTCCTATTCATCGTATGCGAGTTTGCGAACCTCGTCGTACATGGGTGGATAATTGCCGTAGCCTTCCTTCCGAAGCCCTTCGCCATTCAGACGCGGCATCGCCCACTTGAGCGCGTCCTTATATTTCTCTAGTTCCTTCGCCTGCCGCAGAATCACCATCAGTTCGTTGCGCGCCGTCTCAAGGTTCTTGGCGGACTCGTCGTCGTGTGAGTCGTTGTCTTCCTGAATTGCCCCTTCGTAAGTAGACAGGATATCAATCAAAGCGCGCATTTGCTCTCCTGACCGCAAGCTGTTTCGCTGCGCGTCCGGCCCGAGGGCCTTTCAATCGATTCTTCGGATGAACAGTTTCCAACACAATGCCCTGCCGCAAGGCTGCGCGCTTACTCTGCCGCGTCACGATGGATGTGGATTCGCACCCCTCATGCGCCGCCATTCGCGCCAGAAATATCCCTTTGGCACTCAGGCGCTTCTTGTTCCCGTTCAGATTCACGTTGATCATATCTTCTCCCAAACTCGAAGATCGGACTCGTCATCCAAAGACCTAGACGCCAGCTTGAGAACCTCTCGCGCCCGATCAACAGCCGTTGCTATATTCACAGTCGACTGAGGGTCCGCATAGATCATCGTCGCCAACGTGGCCACCAACTTCAGCCGCGCAAACTGCTCGGACGGTTCAGTATATTTTCCCTCTATTATGCTCATTGTCGGCACCCTGGGCCAGCGACCGCCGCAGGCGTAGCGGTAGAGAACCCGACACCGTCTCTGCCTCGGACGATATACAAGTGGCACCCGCCGCCGACGTTTGCATCGAAGATCGCCAGGGTATTGTCGTGCCAAATTTCTTGGACGCTGACCGGCTCAGCCGCTGCCGCCTTCGCTTGAGGCATGCGGTACACCCCAATCCCGAACAGGATTGAAACCGCCACGGTAATTATAAGCACCAGTCGATTGCTCATAACGTCTCCTCGCGGGCAAGGAATTCTTGGCTCTGCCCGACGTGCTTGTACCCGTTCGATGTCGGCTTGAACCGCCTGACCGCGACGGACAATTTCCTTCCTGTCCCCATCACCGTACAGCGGGCGCGCACTTCGTTACCGTGGAGAACTTCAACGTAGAACTCCTCAACCCGCAGGGTGCGAACCGTCTTGCATCGCGGGTCGTTGTCCTGCCAAAGCTGACCGATAAAGACCCCGCGCGCGGCGGCAAATGCCTTACACAATCCTGCGCCCATTACGAATTCCCTCCCGTATCATCCCCAGGACAGGTCCTTGGGGTTTTCGTGCCCTGCTGGGATTTCAAAAGGTACCGCCGTCGCGTCAATCGAAGCACGCTGTACCCTTGCGCCAGGATTGTAAACCAACCATAACAGCCCTGGGCAATCAAGCCTTTCTCTTTCAGAGCCCAAGCCGTGCGAAGAGACCGCCCGCTGAAATGCAGATCACCGTACGACGAACATTCGAACTTGAGCAGCGTCTGATATTGGACCTTCGTCAGCATGTGAGGAGTCTACAGGAACCGTAAAAACTTGTCAAGCGAATTCGGACGGCGCGCGTAATAAGTTTTAATGGAACACGTCAGGGGGGTGTAGTCAAGCCCTGCAGCGCAGGCGATAGGGTTGGGGTTTTCGTGACTCGTAGTTTTTTTTCAAAAGGGTCCCCTACTTGCACCCCCGCACGCCGAGGTCCACAACACGTCGATGCCCACTCGCAACCGCGGTCTGCATCTCATTGATAACACACGACATCGAGGCATGGGTGCATGCGCAAGTCGAATCGCAATCGACGCGCGCCAGCCCGGCGCACATAACACAACACTTAGCGCCCACGCCGCGACTATTCCATAAAAGTGATTTGGAATAATGTGATGACAGCGCACGAGTTAACACCAAATGCTTGCGACCGCGCAGCGCCATCGGATCGCAGCCGACCGCGCGCCGCCCGAACGAGTGCCGATATGTCGGCACTGACGAAATATAATCACATTCGCTGCCGAAATATCGTCAGTGACGAAATGTCGTCACTTTTGATGACGAAATATCGTCAATGAAAAATTGTTTGGCCCTAAAATTGCCGAGCGCCCTTCACTCACATTGCGTAAAATATACACGATTGTATCGCGGGTGCCGCGACCGCACGCGATCCTTCTCCAACGGCTTCAACACCTCTTGCAGGTCCGCCCCAGTCTCTGACATAAGTCTGTCGATGATACGCACCGAGAACAGTGCGGGATCGTCTCGCAACACAAAATCAAATCGTGTTCGCTTCGCGGCGTCCGTCAGTAATCGTAGCTCGTCAACTCTCACACGTGCTCCTCAAAAACTGATCAGACCTCGCTCATTTAACGCATACCATGCCGCCCGAGCCATAAAGATAGCTTGCTCGACCGGCGCATGGAGTCCGCGCGCCGCCATCCCCTGCACACGAAACTGCTCTGCGCCCCAGGTCGCCAAAAACGTCGTGACGTAGTCTGTAATGAATTTGTCTTGGCTCACGTTTAGCATGATAGCCGCTCCTTTTCCTTCTGCACCTGTGAGATAAGCTGCGCCTTGCACGCACGAATACCAGCCACAGTCAGCACAGGCAGTATACGCTCATTCTTACGACCCCGCTTCTCAGCCCGGCGCAGCATCCCCGCTATCTCACGAATACGGGAATAGTCCATGAATGGAAAATTACCCGTGGCCCAGAAGCGTTCAGCCCGCCGATATGCCCAATCAATCTTGGTTCGATTTGTGCTCACCCCAAGTCCTCTTTCAAACTGGCGATTTCTGAGTCAAGGCTGTCCCGCTCGCCTTCTAAATCTTCGACCTTTTGCTTCAGGTCTTCAATGGTCGTGTTGGCTTCGCACAGCGGACAGAGTGAATTGCGCACGCCTTGAAACACCACTACGTCTTCGCCGTGCTCCGTGCAGGTTTGTGTGCTCATGATTTTGGCTCCTTCAGGATGTCGACACTCTCTTGAATCAGTCTATCGACTTGATCTGCCGAGTGCTCGGGAGTTTCATCGGGCTCGTTCTCAAGTTCAGGATATAGGCTCGGTATCCTCGGGCGCGCGAGCAATTCATCCCACCACTCAGGAAACATATCGCGGAAGCTGTACGGATGCATGCAGCCGCCTGGGAACACCACGACCCCGTCCGTTGTGAGATTCACATCTTTGCGCAGTTTGCTCATCAGTTCAACCAAACTGGGAAGCGGGCAATCAACAACCACTGTCCCGATTGCACCGGCCATAGTACGATGTGCGATGTCCGAGTCAGAAAACCTTGAGCGAGCACCATCGCGGTGTCCAAACTCACACAGATGCGTGTAATCACGCTCCAATTATCCAGTTCGCATATGCGCCCAACTGAATCGCTCATGTCGCCGACCTCGCGGTATACTTGCCCGGGTTGCGCGCGCTATAGAACCCGAACGAGTCCCTGTACGGCTTATCCCAGGTCCAGTTGCATGCTGCAAAATAGGCATCTAGGGCATCAAAAACATCCGTCGCATCGCGCTCGCGCGTAACCTTATCCAACTCGGCGTTTATCTCCTGTTGCGCCGCCCGCTGCTGCATTGGCGTCGGCTCTTCAAACCTCCATGTGCCGCTGAAGTCTAATCGCACGAAGGGTAGTTTACTGCCCCACCACGGTTTGGTCTTCCAAGTGCGACCGCCGTCAATCGACTGCTCCCAATGTGTGGGCTCCGGGCCTTTGAATTGTACGCGCTCCCAAATTTCAATCATGATCGGCTCCCAAGGTGGTGGTGCTGCTCGTTCGAAACTCAAAGTGGACCATGTGATTCTTGCTCGCAGGTAACGGCGGATAGCCGCCCTCGAAGCCGTCAATGTGCAGCACGCGCCAGTTGGAGACATAGAAGCACCCGAAGGATACCCAGTCTTTCAGTTCTTCCAGCATGCCCTGGTTAAAGAACGCTTCCCGGCCCCCAATGTACGTCGCTTTGCTCATGCTGAATGGCTCCTAAACCCTGCGTCTGCCTACATATATGGAACAAAAAGTCTTAATCTTTTACCAGCGCACGCCCTCGCGTCGCCATTTCAAAAAGTTGCGCCCTTGCACGAAAAAGAGAACTACTCCGATAATAACGACACTCCATACATGATGCTGAATGCCCACAATAGTCGTGAACGCTTCGGCGATGAAAGCCATCAATACTCCGACGAGCCTGTTATTTCCCATCAGCCACAGCCCGACGAGAAGTAGCGCAGCCGAAAGAAACTGAATCAGAAAATCAATCACGGTTCCTCCGCATCTTTGCCATCGCACTACGATACAATTTGCTCGCGTACTCGCCGGTAATTCCCAGGCGACGCCCGATCTCTGCAAACGACATCGGCCTGCCTTCCCGGCGATCCGCCCAAAACTTCACTTTGCGGTCGTGCTGGTATTGCTTGTACCGCTTCAGGTCGCGCGCCATCACTTAACCTCAATCTTTTTGCATGCATCCAGCAGAATCAGCTTCTTACACCGCGCGCAGTATCCCGACTTGCCTATTGGGTCATTCGTCATCAACATCCGCTTGCAGGTCGGACATGTAAAGAATGGCCCGTGCACTTCGCCGGATTCGTTTATAGTCCTAGCCATTTAAGCTGGTCATCAATCGCGTCCGCTGCTACTCTCACACAGAACACGCACTCGGCAGCGCGCGCCTTGTCATGTTGGCATGGGTCGCACTGGCAGTGCTCCCGAAGGCAGCCCTCGCACGCGCTGCAGATTTCGTATTCGGCGAGGCACTTGTCGCACGCGAGATTCTTCATGCGCGGAGAAGCGCCCCAAGTTCGAGAAGCACATCGTTCTGCGCTTCCAAGCTACTGCGCAACCCCCTCGCCGATTCTAGTTCAACGTTCATGCCCTGCGGCGGCACAGGCAACGCCTGTCTCACCGCTGTAATTTTCGCACAAAGTTGAAACAGCCGTACGATCTGGGCATCCGTCAATTTGCTGGTCATATTTCGCTCCTCGTGTACCATCACCGGCCAACATCCTCGAAGCAATGCGTACCGGCGACAAAGTAAACAGCAACCAATAAAGTTCTCGTGCTCGCCTTCCAGCGCGCGATTGCAGTGCGGACATATTATCCGCTTCGCCATTATTTTCGAACCGTAGGACCTAGTCCTTGGGATTGCATCTGCTTCGCGGTCTTGCAGACAAATTCGTGATTCAATTTGCAGCGAATGCAAATCAGCGTCGTACAGTGAGGACAACGCTGCACATCATTGGGCGATCCACAGCTATTGCAAAGGTCGGTCATCTGGCTCCCATCCTATAAACAATTCGGTCGTAGCTTCACAGGCTTTGTGGTTTTGCCCGGCACCAAGCGTTCGTTGAGCAGGTCGGCCTCGCGTTGACAGTGATCTTGTTTGGTCTCGCCGAGACTCTCCCTGTCCACTTGATCATGCACTGCCGCGATGTCCCGCCATGTTAGCATGAGAAACGATCCGCCTTGTGAATGAATCGACCGAGTTTGCTGCCCAGGTACGCAGCGCATAGGAACCAGGCCGCCAGAACTCCCAAAACGGTTTGAACTGTGTGTGGTCTCATGTCAGTAAATGTCTCACATCGGATTTCTGTTGTCAAGCCTTAATTTGGTCCCGGTCGAAATCGGTACTTTGGTACCATCTTGTTGACCGCGTCATCCCGCGATGGCTGGGCATATTGGGTCGCGCCTGTGCGCGCTGCCGCCAAGCTAATGACCCTGGTCGAAGGGTCTGATGCGACCGAGGCGCAATTCAAGGCCGCGCTGTCCCCGATCAAATCATTCTATACCCGTCGCGGTAACGCCGCAGGCATGACATATCCCGAGGTGCGATGATGAAGCCCCGATTCAGCAAGAAAGTTCTTGCCTACTGGATAGGCGAGCGAACCCTCTGGATGGAAACAGAGTATAAATTCCACGACAGAACAGGCTACGTGCAGGTTTTTGGCAAGGGTGAGGAATTGAACCGACTTTTCGGTGAGTACCAGCAATTGAAGTCCTTGATGTATGCTTTTGATCTTGACTGGCAAGACTTTTGGGACGGCAGAAAGGCGGTGCAATCGTGATCCACCCAACCATTCACCTGAACGGCACCAGCAAGGAATCCTTGGTCGACGGTTGGAACGATGCATACGCGGCACTGCAGGCTGCCTACACGGCCTTGCAGCACACGGCACCCAATGGTCGAGACTATTACCCCCAGGGACCCGACGCCATTCAGACAGCGACCACTGAACACAGAATGAGGCTCCTGAAAATCGAGTGTGTGTTAGAGGACCTGGACGCCCTGCGCGAGGTGGCGATGTTTCCCTGCGACCTGCCAAGGTCCTAGTACCAAAGTACCATTGCATTGAAACTGAGTATCTGGTATCCTTGTGAACATGGAGATCAAAGACATGACAAAACTCAACGGCTGGAAACGCATCGGCATCATCGCGTCGTTTGTTTGGGTCCTCGGCGGTGCATGGTATTCAAACCAGGACAACGACAAATCAGATGCGGCCTTTATACAATCGTCGGTCAACATAGAACTTCAATGCGAGGATTCCAGCACCGCCGACGCTCAACGTAGTGCCTGCATCCAGACGAGCGACGACCGCATTGCAATGCTCTCATCCTCGGCGGCTATGTCTAACAGACGTGCAGAAGCCGCCATCTTCGCATTCACTCCTATCCCATTTGCCTGGGGATTCGTGTTCATGGTTCTCGGCTTAGGTCGCTGGGTCAAGCGTGGGTTCGCGGTGGCGGCGTCATGATGTTTGGGACCGAAATGCTGCAGGAACTCTTCACACGCGAGACGGGACTCGCGACACATCTATGAGGATGGTGCCACAACCAAAGCAGCCGACGCCTGACCAGATCGTGAATATCTTCGCGCGCTGGTTCGGCGTGCTGCTCACGCATTTGAAAGGACATGATCTACGACTGGCGCACCAACCGCGCGAGCCCAGGCCATATGCGCGGGATTCCAAAATCAAAGGGGAGAAAATATGAGTGTTACATCGCGCGCTGCGCAATTGCTCCTGAGAACTGTTCTCACACTTTCGGTCGCTGGCGGCTCGCTGTACACCGCGTACGGACCGAAGCCTGTCAATACCCCCGCGCCTGTGGCCCAAGTCCAGCAAGAGGTTCGCTCACCTGAATTCGAGAAGGCATTCTTTCAGGCGACAAAAGTATACGGCAGGGCAGGCTGCGGCGACCAACAGCTTGCGGAAATGACCGCGAAGCACGCGCTGGAGACCGGCCTGCCGCCTGCTATCGTCGCGGCCATGATTGCAACGGAGTCGACATGCAATCCCCTAGCCGTCTCAAATCGCGGCGCGGTCGGGCTTACGCAGGTCGTCCCCAAAGTCTGGAGCAAGCGGTACGACTTCTCCAAGATAAATTTGCTCAATCCCGAAGATAGCCTTGCGGTCGGCACAACCATCCTAGCCGATCAGGTGAAATTGTACGGGCTCCGCAACGGTCTGCACCACTATTACGGCATGGGCGATTCTGGCATCAGTCTGGATGGCTCAGGCTACGCGGAGCGCGTGCTCAATCTGGCAGGAAAGGTCTAACATGGTCGTAGTGTACATTCTCGGCTTTATCCACCTCGTGCTGATCGTGGCGATAATCTGCACCCCGGAGAATCACCAGTGAGCACTCACGTATGCACGATATGGGAGCGGATGTCTATATCCGACGCCACCTCGCGCCACCTCAAACTCGGAGCAGAGTACCGCGTTTGGTCGCGCATGGACGACGGACTCGCGATCTTCCTGGTGCTACCACCAGGAGTAAAGCCGAGGCCGAACGATGATGGATATGTCTCCCTCGATTCTGCTCTCAGCATGAAGGGCTTACGGGCGCGGCAGGATACCTCGAACTCGCCGATATTTGGATAGTGACATGATCCAAGGCTACCAAGTACTAGTACCAAAGTCAAGGAAAATCGGTACTTTAGTACCATTGCGCCTGCCATGGCTGTTTGCTAAACTGGGGTCACTTGAGGAGACAACCAAATGCAATATTTACCTAAATCCGATCTCGCGAAGTTGTTCCGATCCGCGCATGCCGCCAATAAAACCCATCATGCCGTAATGCTTTGTGGCTTTTTTACGGGCGCAAGAATTTCGCAAATCTTGAACATCCGAGGTGAGGATATTTTTGAAAGAGAAGGCAAATTTGTGATCAAGATTCGCGCCGCGAAACGCGGGAACGCCATCACGCATTCGCTGCACATTGATGCGGATGCCGCCTTCGATATGTCGCCCCTGATCGAACTCGCGAAGACGAAGGGCCTAGCGCGTATCTTCGGCGGACTCTCACGACAGTACTTCAATCTTTGCCTGAAGCGATATGCGGTCGCCGCCGGAATCCACAGCGACTATGCGCACTCACACGTCTTCCGCCACAGCGCCGCTATGGTCGTGTTCGACGCCACGCAGCGCATCGGCGCAGTGAGCCAGTTCCTAGCGCATCGCTCACCGTCTTCGGCTTTCGTCTACCTGCAAGAGAACGACGGCATGCTCGCGCAGGATGCCATGGATAATCTGGTGCTGGCGTGATAATCGCGATAATCGCGATTGCGCTAGGTTTCAGTTTGACAGTGCTTGCATGGGCGTGCTTCTCGTTCATCGCAACGATTCCACTTCGGAGGAAGAAATGACACAACTTCACAAATTCGTGGCAAGTGATCTGCGCGGTGCAATGAAAATGACCAGCCAAGCGTTGGAACGCATTCACCCATCGCTTGACATTTACAAGGAACTCAAAAAGGTCGACGACGAACTAGATTCAATTCTGATGGCGCTGGAAGATGGCGAAGAAGCTCCCGAGACCGAAGACCTTCTACAGCAAGCCAAAGACTTGGCCGAAGAGGCCCTGGGAGAATTTTCACTATGAAATTCACGCTGCCAATTTCACCGACGTACTGCGAGCACTGGGGACTCTGGGAAGCCGTCCGCGAAATTTATCAAAACGCGCTGGACGAGGGTGGGGCCAGACTTACCTATGACCGCTTCGACGATTATCTAGTCATTTCATCCGCGACGGGTCACCTAACCTACGACTCCCTAGTACTCGGGGCGACATCAAAACGCGACATCCCAAGCCTGCGCGGTAAATTCGGGGAAGGCTACAAACTCGCGCTTGTCGTGTTGGCGCGGCTGGGCTTTCGCGTGACAATTCATACGGGCACGGAAATCTGGACGCCCAAGCTGGAACATGACGACACGTTCAACGCGACCATCTTGAACATCTATACCGAGACGGCAGAACCTGACGAGGAACCTGGGACCGGCGTGCAGTTCCGCATCGAAGGGATTACGGCGGAACAGTACGACCTGATCCAGTCCAAGATACGCCCCAACCCAAATGAGCCAGAGACAATTCTGGACGAGCCCAGCCAAGAGGGCCGCGTCTTCGTCGGCGGTCTCTATGTCGCGACCGTGAAAGGATTCAAGTGCGGCTACTCATTTCAGCCCGGCGGCGTAAAACTGGATCGCGACCGGGGAATGGTCGAGGGCTTTGACTTGGCATGGCAGACATCGAAACTTTGGACTGACGCGGGTCACTCCGAACGACTATCGGAATTGCTGGAAGCCGAAGCGCCCGATGTTGAATACGTGGAGTCTCATGTTTCTGAAGAGTCTACGCTCGCCCGCGACCATGCGACCTAC